ACTTTCCGAAATTTCGGGAGTATTAACGCCAGGATACCAAGTACAACCGGCAAGATTTATGGACGAATCCCAATATACATTAGTACCTGAATTGCTTGTGTTTTTTGTAACGCCTTGTTGCACGAAGTATGTTAACTCTTCGACATCTTTAACCACACTTCCATATGGAACGGGATATAACAAAGCATTTTTATTTTTTTCGTGTAGTTTGGTTATACCATTGGTTTTTCCTGCTGTACTAACATAATATGCCCCTGTTAGGGACGAACCAGAAGCCACAGAGATTGTTCGCACTGCGGCAAATGGGGATGTAGTATCAGTGGTATCACCAGTAATTAAATCGTGAGGTAAAGCACCACGCATTCTAATATCATAAAGATGAAGTTTATCTTCGTCATCATCATAACGACCTATTTGTTTTATACGACAAGTTCCAATTCCTAAATCATGGGCACCTGTTAATTGACCATTGTACCAACTGCCGCCTGTGGAGGCAAGGTGGTATGTTGCCGCCGAAGTTTGTCCTGTAACCCACACACCACTATCTGGTTCAGGCCATTCGGTATCACCAAAAGTGTGGCTTGAAACAGTTAATGTAGAATTACCTGCTAGTATATAATCTGGACTCCAAGCAAGTACTGTTCCCGATGCACCATTCGATGCTTGAACCGTTTCACCTACTTGGAATATGTTCGAAACTGTGGCCACTTGGTTGCCAATCTTATATTGGAAAATGGGCCCATGCAATTTATGCAATGTACCAGATTCAATATCAGGGATATGATTGTTTTGATGACCTTCGCCACCAGAAACTCTAATATAATTACCCACGCTAAAGTCAACCGCCACCTCATCATAATTTCTTATGTGGTCTGTTGTCCTACCTTTATCACAAGCAACATATTCTGTAACTAGATTTTCGTGTTCAAAACCAAACACATATGATTTACCTGCTTCTAATCCAACAGCAAGGTCTGTGTCAATGCCACCCTGTGCAACTGTATATACACCACCATTGTCACCACTAAGTAAATGTTCTTTAATTACAATGGGATATGGCCGAACCGTATAGTTTCCCGATTCGTCATATGTTCTTCTTGCTAATTCGTCTGCTAATTGTGAATATACAGGATATTGTTGGTTTTTGATTATGTAACCATTTTCAACTCGTAAAATTTCAATAAAATTATCTTTACTCAACCCTGTACTACCGGCACTTGGGGAATAATTAATGTTGCTTAGATTTAATGTGTATTTTAACCTGTCGGATCCTGGTGCGGCATAGTTACTCGAACCCCGTGCAGGATCCAAAAGAGAGGCATCTGCATCGGAAGAAACAAATTCTCTTTTAATATCAAATCCAACAATTGACGAAGGATTATTGAATAACCGTTCGCCTGTAATTAAATGATATAAAACATCCGTTTGTGGTGAAGCATTAACAAAGAAACCATCAACATAATAAATGCTATTATCAACGGAAATAATAGTTGCTGTGTTTCCCGTTGCACCTTCATGTGTACTGGTTGGGGGGATTTGAATATTATTACCAGTAGCAGATTTTACAAGAGCATCTAAGCGACCTTGAGCATCTGCATAAAATATACCATCGACATAACCACCACCAGTTACATAAATCTGGTCATCGGCTTTAAATGTATTAGAACCATCTAGATATTGGAAAAACAATATTGAATATGGGTCTAAATCTGTTCCTGTAATAGTGTGTACCACTCGACCAAAAGCACCGCCCGTGGTATCAGCATAAAGTATTCTATTTCGAAAATCTTCGTGATTAACCGGACCCGTTACTGTTCCCGTAACAAAAATATTGGGTTCAATTCTGACCCAATCACATTTTTGGTCCGCACCTGCCGGGCCATATACTCGACTACCATCTTCAAAAATGTGTGATGCGAACCGCCCCACTTGGTTTTGAAGAACCGTTTGTATCTGAGTTAATTCTCTTGCCTGAACTGCATAACCAGGACGGAAAAGTGTTCGTAAATATTCCGTCCCGTTAATTGCCCAATCGTCATAATAGGGATTTACATTATAGTCAGTCTTGTCATAGATTGGCATTTATATAGTTCTCCCTAAAATCCTAAGACAATTTTAATATCTTCTTCTTGTTCGTAGTTACGCATGATTGGCCTCATACCTTGTATGTATATTAATTCGCCCGAACCTTTATCTAATTCGGGTAAATCCACAGTCACAATTTGTGAAACTTGTGGTGCATTGGGCAATGCATATGTACCATCTGATGTTTCATCTTGGTATAGTGCAATATCATATATATTCTCTAAAATTTTAAAATCACCATCAACACCAATTAATTTTAATGCCCCAGTTGTTCCATTCCCACCAACATCCCAATCTAAAACTATACCTGTGGTTTTGCTTTCTTCCCCAACTAATAAGGTGTCTGTAGGATATGTGTCACAATTTAATGGTGATTGTCCAGATAGTGCTTGCACTGACATTTCATGGTATAGTTTATATGTCAACTCATTATCGTCTGCATAAGGTGACACACTTCTTATCGTAGCATAATTTTGGGTGGCATTAAAATCCCAAATATTGTTTTTATACGAAAACGAATTTATTCCTTCGCCCGTCAGGCCTTCCACAGCATTTGTAGCAACAAATTCATTGTTAATATTGTTAACCATGAGTAATCCATAATCTTTAGTTACTAAATTATATGTCCATTTATAGATTCTTGCAACTGTGTTCGACCTGTCGCCGATAATATAATCATTTTCCACAAAACTATTATCCGTGAATAGTCCTTCTCCCGTGATGGCGTCAACGGTTAATATTGCTGTTATTGGTTGTTCTGTTCCCGCCACTTTACCTGTATATACACCACCACCAGATGCACCACCAGAACTAATACGAGGATTTTTCATTATCCCAACCATTCGGAAATCATTTGTGATATCAAAATCACCATTTTCATCTTGTGAAAATGTTACCACAATCATTACTTTGTCCGAACCTAATTCTTTTACAGCATTTGCACCATGACCACCTTTGGGCGGCACTATTAATTTAATTTCAGGAGATATTGCGGGGGTATCTACCACTTGTCCTCTTGGGTATAATTCAGCCGTTCCTGTAGTGTAACCATATCCACCACTAATCATATCCATTCTTTCAAGAATTTTATATTCCCCTGCGATTGGGGCATCTAAATCTTCTACAGAGTATAATTTTGCAACGGCTTCGATTTCGTGGCCATCACCACGGATATCACATTTTGGTACAATACTATATGTACTGTGTGCGGCCCCTTCATCAGCATTCAAACTTTCAATCCATTTTCGGTCTAATTTAAGAGTTTTTGATTGAGCAGTATAACCAGTGATGTGTCTAACTTGCCCGGCGCCAGCACCCGTCATTATTACTACAGAATATCCAACATACTTATTATCAACTGTTGAGTGTGCCATCGGATGGTCTGACAACACCAATTCTGCTCGAACATCTCCACCTGTAATGCCCGTACCTGTTACATTAATTCTTGGGTCACTGGTGCCATATTCAACTCGTCCAATTTGGGTTTGGGTAGCAGAATATGGAACGGCTGTTTCAAAGGCGGTGCCATGAGAAATGACATCAATATGTTCAATTCTTCCATCGACTGAAGCGTTTTGGACTTTCCATTGTGTTCGCACATCTGTTTCTAGGTCAGTGGCGTCCAACGATTCAATATACCTAACAGGAATATAATCATTGGTTATAAATCTATATAAATCTTCGGGAATTTTAAACAAAAATTTCCATCGATATCCATCTTCAGTCCTTATGACATTAAGATTTGTTCCATTAGGTTGAACGGTAGATATTCCACCACCATTGTTTGATATGCATTCATATATGTTGTATTCGTTTGTCATAACAAAGAATTTTTTGGGCCAATTACTATCGACATTTATATCTTCATATGGTGGTTTTTCTTTTCTAAAAAGTTCAACATCAGAATCATATTCATCCCAAACCAATCCACTAGTCCATTCATATTTTGGAATAATATGAATTGCATCAATTTGTTTAATTCTCTTCGCACCAATTGAATTTCTATACGCTGAAAATGTATCACTAGTGGTATCTCTTCCTAGTGGTGGGAATGTATCATTAGTTGCATCCCCTGTTCCACCCCACGAATCAGTTTTACCAAAAAACATATAATAATTGTCTCTCGAATTGGTTTTAAATTCATCAAACCATTCGGTCGCCCAATTATTTTTCATTGAATTTTTTACCGGATCGTTTGGCATTTATTGTGCTTCCTCGTCACTACATGTCGTTTCTATGGGGCTCGAACCCGTAACACCACTGAATATGTATTCACAGCATCCTGTTGGTCCACCCCAACTATCAAATTTATCCCCAATTTCTATTCTCATAAATGGGTGTAATGTAACATGTTTAAATTGTGTTTCTGTAGAATTCCCTGTTGTAATATATATCTCGGCAACTTGTGTCGGGTCGGCTGGGTCGGAAAGATATTGTGGATCCCAAAATGCTCTGTTAGAGAACCCATGAATTCCACCAAACAAAGTAAATTCACCATCTATCAATTCAATTACCAATTCAGAACCAACTACGCCAGGAGGCATAGGCCTCCAAAATATAACATGACCCAACCCACCAACAGAACCGCCCGAAACAGGTTCGTTATTATATGGATTGATATATGATTGTGTTACTAATTCGTGTACTGTGAAATCATTACCTTCTGTATATGGTTGATTAAAAACATATTTAACATGAGTTCTTGTTGTATTTTCGGGAATACCACTAATTCCTCGAACCCGTGGGTGCTGATAAATTGCCCAATAACCGTTCGGACAGATACCATCTCCTGTACTACACGCATACCCCGTACATGGATTGCCACTCCATTCACCTTCACTGAGTGCGTTAGAAATGTCTATGTCGATACAGTTGTATCCTTGACTCCCACCAGATATTTGATATGCATCCCACAAATTTAACATGTGATAATTTTCGCCTGTACCACCCCGTTGACTTGAGGGTACTATACATGGACCGACCATATAATATGGCCATGTGTCACCCGTTGGGGCGCCTGTACAAAATCCCTCGGGCCATGTTGCATCACAATTAATACATCCAGAGACTGGCACATAAGCACTACCACCAGTTGTTAAACTTTGCTCCACATTCCCGTCACCATGTTGCGGCCCCAATAAATACCAAAAATTATGTCCTGTCATAAAATGGAAATGGTCGGTTGCGTGACTAAGAACATCAATAGTCAACACATCGCCTGTTGAATTTTCTGTGCGTCCTATAATTTCTCCAACGGCATATCCAGGCGTTAGATATTGTTTTGTACCGACACCGAGGTCGGCCCAGTAACCACCGCCGGTTAGGGCAACACCAGTGACACCAGTTTCACCAGTGACACCAGTTTGTATAATATAATTTCCAGTTGTAAATAATACTTGGCCACCAGATGCATTAAATTGCATCTGAATGGTTTCTTCCATCGAATCACCCACACGGGGCCCAGATGGGAAATGTTTTAGAAGACCACTTTCAAAATCATCACTATAGTCGGCAGGCCCAGAACCCGTTGTTGGATTATGACCACATGGGTATAAATCAACACCACTAGAATTATTTCTTAAATTTTCCCATGTCTTAAATGTATATGGTGTGTAGTGACCGAGAAGAGGAATCTCATAAAGGTTTGTGAAAGTTCGATTTATTAATGATTCAAGGTGGTCACGAAGAATCAAAACATTACCAAACATTTTCATCCCGGCGGGGTGAGTTAATTGTGTTATGGTTTTTTTAAATACATCCATTGTCACTTCAGTTTTCAACACATAAGAGAATGCTTGGTAATAATAATTATCTTGCATTTTTTTGGTCGAACTGATTTTACCATCATTCGTAGTCCAATACCCGGCATATTCACACAAAGCGCCTATGGATCCTGTAATTTGTCCGTTCGTACCTACCGTTGTTGTGATATTAAAAGATGGTGGGTCTAACTCATAATTATACCCAACACCAAAATCGTTTACTATAATATGTGCCAGTTCACCATTAGGCCCAACAGTTCCAACAGTTCCTTGTGCCCCGGATCCAGCGGCCTCAGTTGTAACTGATATTTCTTCATCTACCTGATAACCCGTACCTGCTTCTGAAACCGTAATAGTATTCAAAACAGGATAAACAACTTCATGTATTATTTTGGTGTCACCGTTTGGTAATAAAATAGTAGATTCTACAGTCCTATTGGGTTTAAATATTCCATATATGTCTTCTATGAATACCTCTGCAACGGAATATCGACTTTCTCTATATTCTACAACTCTGGTTACTCGGGCATATGATTCAACTTCATTTGTTTTTGGATTTCTTTGTCTAATTTGGCGAGTTACCATTTTCTGAAGATTAGTACCATTACCGGCCGTTATCTTGATAGATTTTTCAGCAATCCATTTTCCGTCTGATGCTCTCCAAATATCTGTTTTGGGATAATAAAATTCCGTGTAAGCATTATATAATACTCGGAACAAAAATTTATATGCCCTTTCGGTGCCTTTTGCTCCGTAAAATTCTTTAATGTTTTTAATTAATATTTCTTTGCTTGCCATTATTCCAGTTGTCTGGTTTAAAGCAAGGTGAACTGGAAAATTTAATAAGTACTGGTTTTTAAAATGTTCATAAAACGATGGCAAGGTTTTATCAATGTCGCCTAAATCTTGAAGCATACCAGTTTGTTGAACAGGACTATTTGATTCTTCCAACCACTTATAATATAGTTCTAGAAATCCCACAAAGGTTTCGTGGTCATCCTGCACCCAATCTGGCACCTGTTCTTTAATGAAAGGTGAAATTGGATATGGGGTTGGACTGCCTTCAGATTTCAATATGTTCTACCTCCAACATATCGAGTTTCTCCTGCGTTACCCGTTCGAGAAGTGTCTACCATAGTTAACTCAATAGATTGTTTATTGGTGGTATCTGATGTTAATATAATATTTCGTTGAATATCAATATCTTTGGTGCTTGGTGCCGCATAAAATCTGATTTCTGAAACATTTGGGATGCTAATGGGAGAAAACCCCTTAATAACAATTTTACCAGTAGTATAATCAATAGTACCAACTGAATCATTATAGATGTTTTTATTTCCATCTGCATCCCAATTATACAATCGTAATAATCCATACCCATCATCTTCAATAAATGATGGTGCATTATCAACTCCATTAAAATGAGTAAATGATGTTGATGATAAAACAGGAATGTGTCCATCGTGTGGGTGGTAGATTGCATTACCAAAACTAAATTCATATGTTTGAATATCATTTAATCTCGGTGACAGTCTAAATTCCATTTGTATTTCAATATTATTGCTTAAAATGGCATCATCGATGTCATCAATACCGCCGGAAAATTTTGAATAATATAATGATTTATTAAACTTTTCTAAATCGGTGGTTATAAATTCGAGAATATAATTATGAACCCTTTCTGCTAAATCAACACTTGATGAAGTAGTTTTTCGTGAATCATAATTAACCGTTCCATTAAAATTTAAAAATACATATACGGGGTCAACCACTTCGGGTAATATACCAACAATATTTCTTCGTTTTAATAAATCATTTGCAATGGTAATTTTTTCTAATTCACCAATCCATCTTCCTTGTTGTGGTTTCAGAGAAACAAAAACTTTTCCATATATGGGTGGGTCATTGTCTTCACCACCCCAAATGTAGGCACTTTCGATGTCTGGATAATCACGCAAAAGAATATATTCATAATCGTTTACTGTAACGGCCCGTTCTTGTGCCTGATATGCAAGCGGTGCATAATACTTCACAGAATCTGTATCTTCTCGTCCAGCACCCCCACCAGCCTTATTTAAAACTTCGACTTGTGATGTACCAAAACTAAATGTTGGGGTAGAAAGAGAATCGTGGTGGCCAATATTATTGGCATCCGCACCGTGCGATGAAAGATATTCGACAGTAATTATATTACCATCTGAAATTGCTTCACTAACAATACCATCACCGAAATATATTTCATATTTTTCATCTTCGACTTCTTGAATAAAATATGCTTTTGATTTCGGTGTTAAATCAACGATATTTTTAACCGGCTCCCATACTGAAGAAAACCCCTCGGTGTTTGCTCTTGATGTTTGAACACGAACAGTGAGTGTTCGGGTGTCGATATTTTTATCAGGAATAACAAACCTTTGGTCTGGATTATTCCTATCTACCACATAACTAATCGTACTGATTCTCCCCTCATAAACCTGTACATTGTCTGCTTGCCACGATGTTTCTATTTCTGTTTCTAAAATATCGTGATTTGATAATGTAACAAATGAATATGTTTGGCCTTCTGAAGTAGCAGTAAAGATTGAACCTCTAGGAATATAAGCACCAGGATTGGTACTCCATTTTAATCTAAGAGTTGCCACTGGAGCAGTCACCGACCGTGGAACATATGATAGATGTTTACCAAGAGACACGACCGAATTTCGCATCACAGCACTATCCATAAACATTTCATTGGCAACCATGTTAGCATAAAATGATTGATAGTGTGTGTTATATGCTAATAGGTCTAAAAGAATTGATAATCCAGAACCTTCAAAATTATAGTCCTTAAATTCCTCTTGTGACCTTAAATATGTTTTTAGATTATTTTTGATTTTATCAAAATCTAAATCTGTAATTTTAATTTCTGCTCGTTCTGTCATTATCGGATCCTTTGTAATACCATTGTCAGGTTAATATTTCTCTGTGTATTTCTCATGCGAAATAAAACAGTTACACCATAATGATTATTATCCATTTCTGGATCCACGGCCACATCTATTAATTCGATTCTTGGTTCATGTGCAACTAGAGTATCTCGAATTCTGTTAGATATCAATTGGGCCGTTACGGGAGTCACATTTTCAAATAATAAACCCTGCACACCCGATGAAAGTTCGGGATGAAAAGGTCTATCATATGTATCTGTTAAAATAAGATTTTTCATAGACCTTTTTATCGCTTCTTCATTGTATTTTTTGGTAACATCACCACCCAAAGGATGACTTTTAAAATCCAAATCAATATCAATAAACTTATCTTTTTTAGCCATTTCGGTGATCCCCTAATTGTGCTTCGATGTATCTCCTTTTATCTATGAGTTCTTCTCTCACAACAGAAAAATCTAAATCATCAACCATCCCCCAATGACACCATTCAATACATACTGCTCCTGTTATACCACCTTTAATATCTCGAAGAGGTAAATATGCCGACATCAAAACACGATTTGATTCTAGTATCCGTTTAAAATGACACAGGCCAAGAGTTGATGTTAGAAAGGGTTTGGGGTCGTTTAAATTAAGTTTGTTTAAAAAATCAGAATTTAATGATAGCATTTCATCTTGTCTGGTATTAATGATTTCTTTTACTCCCTCGGAACACGATTCGTGGGTAATCGACATCTTTTTAATATTATTACCATCAAGAAATTCACTACCATTATGAAATTGTATAACATATGCTCGGGCGGCATCTAGTACCACTCGCAATTCTGTCAGATATTCATGTACTCTAGTATGACATTTAATGTAACTATTATTTACTGTTTTTTTTGCTTTGTTTTTTCTTCTTTTTAATAAAGCATTGAAAGCAGGAATAGCAATTATAATGCCTGCAACAAGAGCAATACCAACCATTCCTACTTCGACCCACGAACCAAATATATCTACGGATCCGTATGTGTTATCCGTTTCTACCATTGTTGTATTAACCCCCGAAAACATTAGTTGAACTCCTTGCTACTGCTGACCCACAACAAACTGGATCCCCAAGGCGGCCGGCCGCTTTACCATTGATAAAAATAGTTTCTGAACCAGCACATAATTTACTTGTGTGACAAGGATGATTCTTGCAACATAAACAACAATGTGAATTCCAAGGATCCCCTTCTCGAATCCACGGTTTATGATTTACAAATACATTGGGTGAACCCGACTTTGGGGGTCGTGGTGGCCAACAACCATGTCCCGTACAAATATCACCTAATCTTGCTATACCAGGCATTTAATTACATCCCTCCGTAGGAAAATATCCTTTTTGTTTCATTTTAGTAAGATATGTTTCATTGTCCACATATTCACCGTCTACTATAAATTTATTTAGGTCGTTCGAATGAGCAACCTCGCCTACAAAATTATCCCGTGAACTACTCCAATTATTTATAATAGGTAAGGTAAAAGTCCTTGAACTAAATCCAGCAGTATTAAATGCTATGATGGTAAATCTATATGGATAAATTACATTCATAGATTCTGTTCCGCAAGTCCCATAATTAGTTTCATCATAATAAAACCCTTCGGGACACAAACATGCATTAACTTCTTCCCATTTTTTTGTTGGGGGATTGTCTGGACATCTTAAATTTGCCCAATTCATTAATCTATCTAATGTTCCTGTCATCACACCACTAAATTTATTTAACACCAGTTTTTGTGGTACGGGAAATGTGGAGGTTTGACAACGAATACATTCATCACCATCGTACATATTATATACTGATGTGTCTTCTGTTGATTCTCCGTCTGAACCTGTTATCGGTGAAAATTCATTACCCGGCCCAAAACAAACATTCGTTTCCTTACTATTCCAAAGCCAATCATCTTCTACGGTATATGTGGCGTTGTGTTGAGTAGAAATCGAAGAATGACCCATCTGCCAATTTGATACAGGATTCTGTACCATGTCTTTATGATGACAACAATAAAATTGTGCATCAGTCGCCACAAACTGAATAGTATATGAACATTCTTCTCGTACAATCGGAAGTCTAGACGGGGTAACCCAAACGGGTGGGCGAAGATGTAATGGATTAGTTACTGTTGGCATATCCACATTCCAATCCAATTACAATGTGTTTCATACCTTTTCACTTGTTTTTCATAATACTCTTCGTGTGTTCCTTGGTTATCTTGAATCCATGTATCAAGCCATATACAATCAAATTTTTGTGTTGGTTTCCATGTGTCAATGTCTGCATGAATGAGTGTAAATGTTTCATCTTTAGGACAATGTGGCCATACTAGGTCAATTACTTCTTGGTGTTTTTCAATAATGTAACACGATGTAACATTGGGATTGTCTATCAGTTTTTGGTTTACGAACCCAATGCCCAAACCACCAATTAGAACACTACCTGTCGCATTGTCCCATAATGGTTGATGTTCACGATATTCTTTTGTTGTGTCTTGCATTATGGGTTTATCGTTATGATACAAAACAGTATATGTGTCAAGTGGTTCTGCGGCACATGAAATATAATCTGTGGTAACTTTTTTGATTTCAAAATTACCATTTACTGCTTCTGGAATGTCAAATGTTAATTTCATCCGTAGACCTTTACAATAACTTTTCCGTCTGCGCCCGCACCACCATCATGGTCAGAGCCGGATCCCTCGCAAACAGAGGCGGTACAATCAGATGCACCTCCACCTCCACCTCCGCCTGGAGCCGTTCCGTCTTGACCATAATTCATTAAATCTTCATCAGCATCTCCGCCCGCACCACCGGCACCACCCTCGGCGCCTTTACCACCACCTTGACCATCTTGTGCTGTGCCACTTGGTGATTGCATCGTTCCACCATCCTGACCATCAGTGTTTGTTTCACTTCCGTTTGTTGCAGTGCCACCCGCACTAAAATCTGGTGGGCTGTTTGTAATAGAGGCCTGACTTCTGCCACCAATTCCACCACCTGCGGATTGGTTAAATGAAGTGATGGTAGTTGTACTTCTTTTGTGTGTGTCGAGTGTGGTTGCACCACCGTCATCCCCTCTACCATTAATACCGCCTGGTGTGGTAGCACCGGCACCACCGGCACCAACAGTAAAGTTTAATGTGTCGCTTGGTTGCATATCTCCTACTTGATATATGTGCTTCACATAAGCACCACCTCCGCCGCCACCACCTGCTTGGTGTGTTGTACCACCACGGCCACCTGATTTATCTCCGCAACCTCCACCTGCACCACCACCCCACATTTCTATTTCAATATACAAAGTGCCGGCAGGAATAGTATAACTTTGACTTCCAGTTGAAGTGATAATTCCAGTATCAAGTAACTGGTATTGTCTGGTGTTTGATGCTCTTGCGGCGCCTAAACTCATGTGAAGTTAATTCCACCTACGAAGCCATAAATTGTTGTACCGCCATCTGTGGTGAGGAATGAAAGAATATCAGTACCTGTTACTCCCAAAGCAGGTTCAATACCACCAGGCCATTTGACGGCCGTATCCCAAAAACCAGTACCACCAGAAAGCAAACCACCACTCTTAAAGATAACCGTCATTGTACCGGCAGAACCGGCGGTAGGTTCGTTTGAAAAACTGACTGCCCTTGACGACTGAATACCATTCGTTGAACCAGTAACTTCTTGAACATTACCATTTTCCCAGTTAAGACTAACACTCATCTTATCTCCGTTGTCGTACACGGTTTCGGAGTAGTCTTTGAGTTTTGGTCTACTTACTTCATTATCAAGGAAATTAGCATTACCACTAACTGTGAATGGGTCTGGTCCTGTTGCACCTATACCAACTGAAGTAACATGTAAATCTTTGGTGTGTACCCAAGCACCGTGCGTTTTTCTTGCACTTGCATAACCCGTGGAATATTTGCTTGTATCAAATTCTAACACGGCGCCGTCTTCGGGTATACCTGCAAAATAAACATCAGCAAGATGACCCAACCACAAATTACCCCACCGTTCACACGGCGGACAGTGACAAATTCCCGTACATCCAGTTGGACCAGTACAACCTGATGGCCCCGTGTAACCCGAACATCCTTGACAAGACCAATCACATGTTTTATCGTATATCCAAACAATCGCTGGATCCACACCAGGATCGAAAGAGTCACCACTTACTAGGGCACTTGGTGCGCCTTTGCCTGTTGCCGCTCTGGTTTGGAAAGAATAATCTTGAGTAAATTGTGAATCAAAATCATAACCACCTGCGGAAACCCCTGATTTCTGTGTTTCAATAGAGGACCACATCGAATTATCTGTTGGGTTTCCAAATGCGAATTGTGCGATGACAACTCCGGCACCGCCGCAATCGGACACACATGCGGAACAATATTCTTCTGACACCTTACAATTCGTTTGATTGCACCCATGGCCGTCATAGTCACAACAACAACAATCTGGGGTATCGTTACAAGTATATCCTTTATACCATATTGCTTGAGTATCACAATAATCGCCGCATTCGGCGAACGATTGATTCGGTAGGCAGTGTCCCTCACAACAACAAGCACCAACGCCGCCGAGGTCACTGCATGGGCTGGGCAAACTGTCACACGCACCATCCCCACATCTTACGCTAGCATCGTCTGGATAATGACATTCACATGCGGTCAAACAGTCTTCGTTTGGGTCTATGTGTTTGCTGGCACATTCACCATCATCGTGACAACAAGTAATCGTTACGCAAGGACAAGAATTACAAGCAGAACCTACACAAACTTCACCCGCAGTCCACACACCGCCCATCGACATGGTGCATTGCAACTGAGTAATATTGTCATTACATATGGGTTGACTACATGTGCCTACCGTGCAACATTTTCCTGTTGGTAATGAACATGGTGACGATGCACATGTCTCCCCTCCATCCCACTCGTAATCGCCCCCAATGCAATTACATTCTAGCACATTATCAAAACAAACATCATTTGGGTGACAACATCTTCCTGTTGGTAATGAACATTTATTACCATCTGGGCCGGCACATCTATTCGAACCATTATCTACTGTCCAAGTGCCCATGGCGGAATCACAATCACATTCCTTAATATTATATGCACACTGACCACAACCAAAACAACATTGACCAGTTGGAACATTACATGGGTTGTCGCCAGCACATGTGCCTCCTAGTGTCCATGTGCCGTTACAATCTCCCTGACAAACATTATATTCACATGTAGTACAATCGCCTGGATGTTCAACACAACATTGACCAGTTGTACAACCTGCGTTACCCGAACACACACAAGAGGGAATAAACGACCAAGTTACATCGACTCTTTCGCCGGATACGAAGTCGTGAGTTCGTGCAGTTTCTGATACATGGAAAGAGTATTGACCATTAGAATCTGGAAAATTATCCGCAACATAACCACTTACACTTAGAATTACAAATTTTTCTGGTTCACATGGTAAGAACATTTTAACCATTGCATATGGTGTACTTAAATCATTATCACCAAAAGCGTTTAATGTATTTGTATAGAAAGGACCAATGTCTGTACCAGATGCACAATAAACATCACCACAGAAAGGCTCCAAAAAATCATATTGATGTAAATGAAGTTGTTCGGCATTTCGTTGACCAGTAGGGCCATGCATACATGTCCATCCTGTTAGATTTGCATAACCACTATTGTATCGGTATCGGAAAGTTAACCCACCGGCAGGTTGTTCTTCACAAGAAGAACCCCCACCACCGCCTGTCACACCAGTTAATGCTTTGGTTAAATCATATACAGATAAACCACTTCCATTCTGAAGAGTTTTAACGGTTACAGTACCATCATCTTGTACTTTATTAATTTGTGTCATTACACGAATCTTTGATGTTGGAACTACCACATCAAGAATTGCGTGTACAGTAGTTGTACCTTCACCTACCGTAGAATCACCGTGACAAGTATGATATCCTTCTGTGCCAGGAATTTCCGCCCAATTACCTTGATATTTTTCCAACCAACTTCGAATAATTACTTTTTTAGAACCGGCAGTTAATTTACTCCCGACCCTATACATTACAAGATATTTACCTGCATAATTAAATGTCAATTCATCGTTGGTTGCATACCAATCAAATGTTACCGTGTCAGTATTAATGGCCTCGGCAAAGTTGACAACCATTGGCGTTCCGGCCTCAGGATATATACGCTCACCAACATTATCATAACCGTCCCAAATTCCTGCTCCAGTATCTGTAACGCCTCCACCACCTGTGCCTGTAGTGCCGGGGACGCCGGGAATTCCTTGGGCGCCTTGTGGACCGGCGGGACCCTCAATTGATTGAATTGTTCCACCGGCAGCAATACCACCCGCAACACCACCGGCGGCACCGGCACCACCACCGAGGTCACTGTTAATATATTGTTGTACCGAATCTAATAAGTAATCGGGAATTGCATTATTTGGGTCATTCGATTCAAATTCATCTGACCTTCTTGCCCTTGTTTTATTTTCTTTTGCTCCACCTGTATCGGCAGCACACGCACCATTTAATGGTTGCACTCCACCTTCAGGATTCATATCAATTCGAGGAGCATTAAGTGTCATACCGGCACCGGCACTTAAAACATAAGTACCCGCAACCGACACACGCATACTACCGTCTACTTGTTGCCGACAGTCACCACCAATATTTGCAAACATATCACCATCACATGTTAGGTCAACATTTGATTTAACAAAAATCTTGGCATCACCATCTACAGTAATGTTTGCATTGCCCTCTACACGATTAAAATCATTACCTTTAGTAAGGTTATAATTGTCTTTTACATTTTTTGTAACCTTTGTGCCATCAGGATGTATTTCTTCAAATGTTCCTGCTTTGTGATATCGGTGTAGTCTTTCGGCGCCTGGTGTATCATCCCATTCTTCGATGTGTCCTGATTCACTTTCTCGAACATGATTATATGGATACTCAGATGCGTATGGTGTTTTGGGTTCATCCCAATCACCACAGTTTGCCGTTTGAGTTCCTTTTAACAAACCATCAACTTTAAGTTGAATAATAGTTTTTTCAATATTTTCATTTCTTGCTAATCGACTTGTATCAACTTCGTTCAGTTGGTCTTCAAGAGGATATTTACCCGATGGGTCGTTGAATCCTTTTCCAGGATCCGCTTTAACTTCTGGTTTGCCTGCAAGAGTACCCATCATAACAGGTTCTTGTGCAGAAACACCATCACGGAAAAAACCAATTACCCAAGTGCCTTCTACAGGGCCAACGGGTGATGTTCCAACACCACTCATTGCGGCCGATGTCAATGGTTGTAACGGATATGCCCACGGTAACATATCCGTGGGAACTTCAGATTTGTTTTCACTATGAAAACCAAGGCATCGTACACGACAACGCCCTAATTTCAATGGATCCTTTCGGTCTTCTACAACACCCTGAAACCACACATATTGGTCTAACCCCATAAATTTAGGCATAATAATTTAATTCCTTTTGCGTTTTTCACTTTCCCATTCATTTGCCCACTGGCGCCATTCTTCTAATTCATCTTCTGTATATTGGTCAATATTATTTTCTTCTGGAGGAAGATGCGAGGTTGCTTTTTCTAATTCATCAAATTCATCGTATTCTAACATGATATTTTCTCCTTTATAACATTGTAGATTTTGCGTCCGGCATAGCCGTCATCGATGATTCTCTGCTTAATTCTAAATATAACTTATAATTTTTATTTGTCATTGCGTGTCTTATTTTTGTAATCATATATCTTCCACTGGTTGACATATCATACCATTTACTCATTGTATTTTTTGGTTCGGGTGAAGGTAACTTAACATCAACAATATCACCGACTCGTCTTCTTGAATCTCCAGGCACAATAATATTTATACCCGGCCCATTATTTAATTGAGACATAAGAGAGTTTCTCTCTAAAACAAATGTTTCTGATTTTTCGTTGTCAAATATATCATCATACTTGAGTGTATGTTTAGGACATAAACGCCTAAAAGCACTTTCCTGACTGTTGGACATTGCCATTAATGTGGAAATTGGTTTGTTTTTTTCTACAGACGGCGTTTTGTTAAAATGGTCATTATAATTGAATTCTTTATGTTCTATTTTCTTGGTAATCAAATCGTGAGTTGTTATTTTACCCGAAAACATTCCCTGTGACATTTGTGTTGAACGGTTAGCACATGGTTTAATAGTATATTTTTCGATATTTTTTAATTCTCTTAATATGTCTCGTTGACCAGTTTCACTATTCTCTAATGTTCCCGCCGGGTCAAATCTATATTCTTGCACAACCGGCCGTGACATTATATTAGATAATGATACAAAATAAAAACCATCAATGGTTTCATAAAAAACATAATTTGAAATATTAGGATTTTTTGCTGCCACAGACCTAGATGATAACCAGTTAATGGTTGTAAATGGCTTCCAGTTGGGAATTACATATTTGTGTGTATAAAGAGTTTCTTCGACAAATAATTGCTTTTCTTCTGTTAGATATTCACGAAGGATTTTTTCGACCGTCTCATGCGTTTTTCCTTGGTATGCTTTCGATACTCGCTTATTAATATTTTCCATTGCTTCCATGCTAACAAATCTCAAAGTATACCTTTGCATTTTTTGTGCTTTGTCTGAAAATCTGTTTGATATTTCATTAACTACAAATTTAACTTTATTTTTAACCAGGCCTGGTGTATAGAAAGTTAGTTCTAATATTTCTTGTCCCATTATAGGAAGGTGCTGTGCAATATTTAATCCATCTATTATTGTCATGGTGCCCGATAATGTATTTTCATAAATGTTTTCGTATATATCAATATTTTCAAAGTGGGATGTCAAATCAATACTTGCACCGTTTTGTGAATACAATCGGCACTTATCGATAATTAATTCTGAACCCTTGAAGAGTTCACTTTTTCGGGACATTGGTAGAGGAGTTTCAAAAGACATTTATATCAATCTCCTAAAAGGTCTTCAATCTCTTGAACAGCAATGTCAAGATATTCAGGTCTAAGCAGTTTAATCTTTCTTCGTGATTCATTTATGTTTAATTCATTTTCTTCATCACTAACAACATTTATAGTATCAGAATCAAAAATTTGATTGTCTTGCGTGTACATGTACAACAATGTATCCTCAAATGGAATTGGTATGGGTTCATTAACTGTGCCTGTCCATACTTCTCCCTCTAGGTTTGCGAGAGGATTTAATATAACACCATCACCATCTTCAAGATGATGTATACCTTTTTCGGGTACTAATACAATTTTCAAAATTTTAAGTGGAGCAACAGTCAATTCATTTGGGGCCAAGATATAATTGTATGCTGTATCAATCATCTCTAATGTTTTCATATCACTACTGTGTTCAGTGGTAGTCTCCACTCCCGTCCATGCATCATACATGGCCTGCGCCAATTCTTCTTTAGAAATACCAAACCACATATGTTCATTTTCTTTTAATTTATAATCTTTGTTTACAAATTTGAAGGACCTCGTTGATTTTTCGTCAGATGGCACTGTGCCATGGCCACAACATGGCTGAGAACTTACAACACCGTGCATTTCCCGTATTACTTGATTAAATATATCATATGCTTCATTACCAACCATACACTCTTCTAAACATGGGTCGAAGTAAAACCAAGTACTCATCTTCGCCGAGTCCCTGTACGAATAATCGTCACAATCACAATGACTAAGGTAACTACATACTTTGATATCTGTTCGAAGATAACATCGGCGTCTTCCAAAGGGATCCTCGTATTCATGTGTTCGCTCAATTGTTGTGGGTTGCCATCCACCATCTACACATTCTGCACTTTCTGTAACTCTCATGTCAATCCGTACATCACAAATTGGTGCATTGTTGCAATCATCGTCAGGTGGCCAACACATTTCATCATCTTGAGTAGATAATGTAACACTGATAGACCAACAACTCTTGCATATTTTTTCTGTCGATGCGGCCGCTTCGGCCGCCCGTTGTTTCTCCAAAGTTGGTGTGACGATGACGGGCGGATGATGCGACACATTCTCGTAAAAAGCGTTAGGATTTACACTTCGATATTCA